TCACACGGAACAGCCCGCCTTCAGGCCTTCAAACACGGCTTCTTCGGCTGTACGCGGCGCCATGGCATCGCCAATGATCGTATAGCTTATGTCGAGCCCGGTAAGCGTATCGAGGAAATCCGTGCGTGACTGATGTCCGGTTGCCAATACGAGCGTGTCAACATCCTCAAGGATGATCGGCTCGCCTGATGTCGTATGCTGGAAATAGACTGTCCTCTGATCTGCGCCATAAAGGCGGGCATAGGGCGTGATCTGCACCTGCAGCTTGTGCAATATTCCGGCCAGATTATCACGCACATAGAAGGGCAGGGGCGAGCCGAACATGGGTGAATTGATGGCAAGGCGCACATAATGGCCTTCCTGCGTCAGTTTCTGTGCAAGACCGGCGCCAATCCAGTCTGATTTCCAGTCGGCAATCACCACATTGCCACGTGGCTTTTCCCGGTTTTCCAGCACATCCCATGCGCTCAGAATCCGCACGCTGTCATCGACTTCAAGCGGTGGGAAATAGGGCGTGGCGCCGGTGGCAAGGATGATCTCATCCGGCCTGTCCGCTTCAATCAGCGCGCGGTCGACCTTCCGGTTCAGGCAGAACGTCACACCTGCCAGTTCACATTCCCGCTTGAGATTGGTGATGATGCCGCCAAACTCCGCACGGCCGGGCAGAAGCTGCGCCAGGAGCGCCTGTCCGCCCAGCTGCCTGCCGGCTTCATAAAGCGTGACTTCATGGCCGCGCAGGGCGGCGGTTGCTGCCGCCTGCATGCCAGCAGGCCCACCGCCGACCACCATGACACGTTTTGGTTTTGCGGCTTTGGGCAATGTGCCGAATTGCAGTTCGCGTCCGGTTTCAGGGTGCTGGATGCAGGAGATGGGCAGGCCGCGATGGAAATGACCGATACAGGCCTGATTGCAGGCAATGCAGGCGCGGATATCATCGATTTTGCCGTTCCTTGCTTTGAGCGGCATGTCCGGATCACAGATCAGCGCGCGCGTCATGCACACCGAAGAGCGCCCCGCCTTCCTCGCCAAGAACCGTTACGGCCTGCCGGAAACCCTCCCGCTCGACTGGTCGGAGTTCCTGGCCGCCATGCCCCAATCCGCCTGATTACGACTGAAAGGACAGAACGATGGCACGTTTCGACACCGCCTTTGACGCCGCCGGCATCGAGCCCACCACCGCCTACGAGATCCTGCCCGCGGGCAAGTACCGCGCGCAGATCGTCGAGAGCGAGATGCGCGTCACGAAGAACGGGATGGGCAAGTATCTCTGGCTGATGCTCGACATCCTCGAGGGGCCACAGCAGGGCCGCAAGGTCTTCGACCAGCTGAACCTGGTGAACGCCAACCCGACCACGGTCGAGATCGCGCAGCGAACGCTGTCGGCGATCTGCCACGCCACGGGCAAGTTGCAGGTCAACGACAGCGAGGAATTGCACCTGATCCCGATGACGATCCAGGTCGGCGTGAAGCCCCCGAAGGACGGCTACGGCGAGCGCAACACGATCCGCTACCTGGTGCCGGAGGCCCCGACGCAGCCGACCCCGCCCAAGCCCGCCGCCACGCAGCCGGCCGCTGCGCCCGCGCAGTCGGCGCCCGCCCGCCCGGCCACCGCGCCCTGGAACCGCAAGAGCTGACGCCCTCGGCCGCCGCGGGCTGAGACTCGGCCCGCGGCCCGGACATCGCCAGACCCGAGAGACAGATCATGACCAACATCACCGACGCGGCCTGCGTGGCCGCGAACGCCTCCGGCTTGCCCGACGACACCCGTCGCCTGATCGAGATCGAGGACGCCATCGCGAAGATCCGCACGCAGATCGCGACCGCCGATCTGACGCGGCAGCGGACGGCCAGGCCGATCGACCCCGACTGGTTTCACCGGGCGCGCACGGCGCTGCGCCACCTCAATCGCGAGCGCGCCGAGATCGTCGCCCGTCAGGGTGGCCGCCGCCGGCGCGAACGGCTGAAGGACGCGATCATCGCTGTCCTGCGCGAGCGCCACGACAGCGCCGCCTGGGCCTTGGTGCTGGCGGAGGCGCGGGCGCGGCTCGAGCGGGAGGAGGCGTGCTGATGGCCGAGCTTCCCGAACCCCCGACGCCGACCCTCTCCGCGATCTACGCCTCCTACGAGGCCCGGCAGGGCGACGGCTTCCGCGACCACCTCGGCGCCTCGCTGATCGGCAAGTCCTGCGCCCGCGCGCTCTGGTACGACTTCCGCTGGGCGACGCCCGCGCGGCACACCGGCCGCATCCTGCGCCTGTTCGAGACCGGCCAGCTGGAGGAGGCCCGGCTCGTCCGCGACCTGCGCGCCACCGGCGCTACGGTGCTGGAGGTCGATTCCGAGACAGGGCGGCAGTTCCGCGTCGAGGCCCATGGCGGTCACTTCGGCGGCTCGCTCGACGGTGTCGCGCTCGGGCTGCTCGAAGCGCCGAAGACCTGGCACGTCGTCGAGTTCAAGACGCATTCCGCGAAGAGCTTCGCCGAGCTGGTCGCCAAGGGCGTCACGCTCGCCAAGCCCCGGCACGCGGCGCAGATGCAGGTGTACATGCACCTGACTGGCATCACGCGGGCGCTCTACGTCGCGGTCTGCAAGGACACCGACGCGCTGCACATCGAGCGCGTCCCGGCCGACCCCGCGATGGGCGAGCGCCTGCTGGAAAAGGCGCAGCGGATCATCTTCGCCCAGCATCCGCCCGAGCGGATCAGCGCGGATTCGGCCTGGTTCGAGTGCCGGTTCTGCGACCACCACGGGCTCTGCCACGGCGAGGAGGCCGCGGTGGTCACCTGCCGGTCCTGCCTGCATTCGACGCCCATCGAAGGCGGCTGGCACTGCGCGCGCCATGACCGGCTGCTCGACCCGGCCGACCAGCGCCGCGCCTGCCCCCGGCACCTGTTCATTCCCGATCTCGTCCCCGGCGAGGTAACCGACGCAGGCGAGGACTTCGTCTCTTACCGCATGCGCGACGGCTCGGCCTGGACCAACGACGCCCGCGACAAGGAGGCCGCCGCATGCTGACCCTGCGCCCCTACCAGCAGGCCGCGATCGCCTCGATCTACGACTATTTCGAGAAGGAGAGCGGCAACCCGCTCGTCGTCATCCCCACGGCCGGCGGCAAGAGCCTCGTCATGGCGGCCTTCATCGACGGCGTGCTCAAGGCCTGGCCCGACCAGCGCGTGCTGGTCGTCACCCATGTCCGAGAGCTGATCGCGCAGAACCATGCCGAGATGCTGGGGCTCTGGCCCGACGCGCCGGCGGGCATCTACTCGGCCGGACTTGGTCGCCGCGACGCGCGGGCCCGGATCCTCTTCGCCGGCATCCAGTCGATCCACGACAAGGCGACGCGCATCGGCCATGCCGATCTGGTGCTGATCGACGAGGCCCATCTGATCCCCGGCCGGTCGAACACCATGTATCGCCGCTTCCTCACCGACCTGCAGGCGATCAACCCCACGCTCAAGGTGATCGGGCTGACGGCGACGCCCTTCCGGCTCGACAGCGGCATGCTGCACGAGGGCGAGAATGCGCTCTTCACCGACATCGCTTACGAAGTGTCGGTCCGCGACCTGATCGATCAGGGCTATCTCTCCCCGCTGATCTCGAAACAGACGAAGACCCGCCTCGACGTGACGGGCGTGGGATCGCGCGGCGGCGAGTTCATCGCGCGCGACCTCGAGGACGCGGTCGATCAGGACGCCATCACGCGCGCGGCCGTGGCCGAAGTGATCGCGCATGGCGAGACGCGCAAGTCCTGGCTCGCCTTCTGCTCCGGCGTGCGCCACGCCACCCATGTCGCCGAGGAGTTCCGCCGCCGCGGGGTCAGCTGCGCCACCATCTTCGGCAAGACGCCGAAAGACGAGCGCGACCGGATCATCGCCGCCTTCAAGCGCGGCGAGATCAGGGCGCTGGCCTCGATGGGCGTGCTGACGACGGGCTTCAACGCGCCGGCCGTGGATCTGATCGCCATGCTGCGGCCCACCAAGTCGGCCGGGCTCTATGTCCAGATGGCCGGTCGTGGCACACGGCTCGCCGAGGGCAAGGAGAACTGCCTCGTTCTCGATTTCGCCGGGAATGTCCGCCGGCATGGTCCGATCGATCTGGTGCGGCCGAAGCGGCCGGGCGGTCCGGGCGACGGGCCGCCGCCCACCAAGATCTGCCCCAAATGCGGGACCATCGTTGCCATCGCGGCGCTGGAATGTCCCGGCTGTGGATTCGAGTTCCCCGGCCGCGAGGTGAAGCTCGAGCCGACCGCCTCGACGCTGGAGGTGCTGTCCACCGGCAAGCCGCAATGGGTCGGCGTCACCGACGTGACCTACAGCCGCCACGAGAAGCGCGGCGGGCGGGTTTCGCTCAAGGTCACCTACCGCTGCGGGTTCGCCTTCCACACGGAATGGGTCTGCTTCGAGCACGACGGCTATCCGCGCCGGAAGGCCGCGAGCTGGTGGCGCGAGCGCGCGCCCGATCTGGAGATCCCTGCGTCCGTCGACGAAGCGCTCATCCTGGCGGACGAGCTGCGTCGGCCCACCGAGATCGCCGTCCGCCCCGCGGGCCGCTTCACCGAAATTACCGCCTACAGGTTCGCCCCATGCCTTACGTCCGTGCCGGGCTCTGCACCGTCTGCCATCGAGAACCCCGCGGCTGGGGCTGGTTCGACGCGAGCTCAAGCGTCTCCGACCCGCGGCGCGACACGAGCCGCAGAGACCTCTGCAGCCGGGCTTGCCAGGACATCTGCCACCGGAGGTCGGGCATGATCGATCCGACCCCCAATGAGACGGCGGCCATGGTCGAGGGCGGCAAGGCCGGCGGCGCCTATCTCGACAGCCTTGGCCGGACCGATCTCGCCCAGCTCACCGAGGAGGAGTGGGACACCTTCATCGAGGTGATCGTCACCGGCTACTGCGACCACCTGCGTGACCTGGCGGCCAAGGATCGCGCGCGGCTCGATCGTCTAACCCCGGAGGTGCCCTTCTGATGGCGGACAGCTCGTGGATGGCGCGCGTGGGCGCGCGTCTTGTGACCAACGGCTACGCGATCCTGCCGATCGCGCCCGGCACCAAGAAGCCCGGCCAGTTCGCTCGTACGGCCTGGCACGATTACCCGCAGTGGAACCGGCATGCGAGCCGCGCCACGACCGAGATCGAGGTCGCGACCTGGTCGACCTGGCCTGACTGTGGTGTCGGGGTCGTCGGCGGTGCGGTCGCCGCCCTCGACATCGACATCGCCGAGGATGGCGACCTGGCGCTCCGCATCGAGCGGCTCGCCCGCGAACGGCTGGGCGATACCCCGGCGCTCAGGATCGGCAACCCGCCGAAGCGGCTCCTGGTCTATCGGACGACCGAGCCCTTCGCCGGGATCCGGCGCGCGCCGCTCGAGATGCTCTGCCTCGGACAACAGTTCGTGGCCTATGCCAAGCATCCCGATACTGGCCAGCCCTATGCCTGGCCGGACGAGGGACTGGCGGATCTCGACATCGAGAGCCTGCCGGCCATCGACGCTACACAGGCGGCAGCGTTTCTCGACGAGGCGCTGGCGCTGATCCCGCCCGAGATGCGCCCGAAGAGCCTCGGTGCGAAGGGCGCGAACGGGGCCGGGCATCCGTGTCTGCCGGCCCACGCACAGGCCGGCACGCTGGCCGCGATCCGGAGCGCGCTCGCGTGGTTGCCGAACGCCGAGCTCGACTACGACAGCTGGATGCGCATCGGAATGGCGCTGAAGGGCGCGCTGGGCGAGGAGGGTGCTGCGCTCTTCACCGACTGGTCGGCGCAGGCGGCCAAGAACGAGCCGGCCGCGACGGCGAAGGCATGGACGAGCTTCAAGCCCACGCGGATCGGCGCCGGCACGATCTATCACCTCGCCATGGAAAAGGGCTGGCGTCCCGATCCCGACCTCCTGCTCGACGGCAGTCAGAAGGCTTGTGCGGCCGACGAGCATCCCGCGGCGGGCCTCCTCGCGCGGCTCGCCCAGCCCGAAGCCCTGATGCCGATCCTCCCGCCTGCGCCGTCCTTCACGCTGACGATCCCGGGCGGGCTCGTGGGCGATCTCGCGCGCTACATGATCGACACGGCGCGCAGACCGCAGCCGCTTCTCGCGGTGGGCGCGAGCCTCTGCGCCCTCGGCGCGCTGATGGGGCGGCGCTACCGCACGACGACCGACCTGCGCACGAACCTCTACATCGTTGGCATCGCGGACAGCGGCTCGGGCAAGAACCACGCCCGCGAGGTCGTCAACGAGCTGTTCTTCGCGGCGGGACTGGCGCACCACCTCGGCGGCAACAAGATCGCCTCGGGCGCGGGGCTCCTGACCGCGCTCCACCGTCAGCCGGCGATCCTGTTCCAGATCGACGAGTTCGGGATGTTCCTCGCGGCGGCGGCCGACCGGAAGCGTAGCCCGCGCCATGTCACCGAGATCCTCGACAACATGACCGAGCTCTACACCGCGGCTTGCGGGGTCTTTCTCGGCGCGGAATACGCCAACCGGGACGGCTCGAACGAGCGGCGCGACATCGTCCAGCCCTGCCTCTGCGTCTACGGCACGACCACGCCGCTGCATTTCTGGGGGGCGCTGCAGGGCGCCAATGTCGTGGACGGCTCGCTCGCCCGGTTCATCATCCTGCCGAGCGAAGAGGACTATCCGGACGAGAACCGCCGTGCCGGGCTACGCACGTTGCCGCGACCGCTGATCGAGGGGCTGCAGCGGCTAGCCGAAGGCGGCGGCCGGGCGAGCGGCAACCTGGCCGGCAAGACCTCCGGACCCGAGACCGCCGTCGATCCCATGACCGTGCCGATGGACGGCGACGCGCAGGCGCGCTTCGACTCGCTTGGGGAAGAGATCACCGCCGAGCTCAGGGCCGCGGCGGGCACGTTCCACACCCCGATCCTCGCCCGGATCGCGGAGAACGCGGCCAAGGTCGCGCTCGTCCTGGCCGTGGGGCGGGATGCGGTCCAGCCCATCATCCGGCTCGAGGAGGCCGTCTGGGCCATCGACTTCGTGCGCCACTTCGCCCGGCGCACCATCGACGCCGTCGAGCGCCATGTCGCCGACACCGAGACCGAGGCGCATCTGAAACGACTGCGCGAGATCATCCGCAAGGCGGGATCGGCCGGCGTCACCAAGTCCGAGCTGACCCGTGCCTCGCAATGGCTCCGGGCGCGCGACCGCGACGACATCTTGCTCACGCTGGTCGAGAGCGGCGACATCGCCACGGTCGAGCAGGAGACCGGGGGGCGGAAGGCCATGCGTTTCCGGGCGCTGCGGTGAGGGCCGGCTTGATGCTTCCTTCAACGGCCCCCATCCTTCATTTGAAGGAAGTTCCCGGCCAAGCCTCTGTCCCGCAACGAAAATTCGGTGCGGGGGACTTCTTTCAATATTTCACGCAGAGACCCTCGCGCGCGTGGGTGGGAGGGGGTGCCAGACACATACCCCATGAAGAAACTGAAATATTGAAAGAAGAGATTTATCCTCATTCTCCCAATGGCTTACGGCCCCACTTCCTTCAAGCGGGCTGGGTGAAGCCATTGAAGGAAGCGCCGGGCGCTCCCGGCATCGACAACGTGACCCTGACCAGACCTCGCGATCCCGGCCCGGGCGCGCGTGCTGCCTTCACGAAGCAGCCGTGCCGCCCCGGCCTCTCAATCGAAAAGGAGGTCGTCATGGACCGCTCCCCATACATCGCTCCGGCGCCTGCCACGGCTGCCGGCACTCTCGACCGCTGCATTCTCGCGCTGGATCTCGGCACCAGCACCGGCTGGGCGTTGCGCGCCCCGGACGGGCTGATCACCAGCGGGACCGCGAGCTTCAGGCCCGGCCGCTATGATGGCGGCGGCATGCGCTATCTGCGCTTCACGAACTGGCTCACCGAGATCGACCGCCTGTCGGGGCCGATGGCCGCGATCTGGTTCGAGGAAGTGCGCCGCCATGCCGGCACCGACGCTGCCCATGTCTATGGCGGGCTCATGGCCACGCTGACCGCCTGGGCGGAACTACGGGGCGTGCCCTATGCCGGCGTTCCGGTCGGCACGATCAAACGCTTCGCCACGGGCAAGGGCAATGCTGGCAAGGAGGCCGTGCTTGCCGCGGTCCGTGCGCGTGGTTTCAGTCCCGCCGACGATAACGAGGCCGACGCCATCGCGCTGTTGCTGTGGGCGGTGGAAACCGCAGGCGGTGTGCGATGAGCGGTTGGACGCCGAGCATGGTCGAGGAGCGGCTCGCGGAAGCCGCCGCAGTTCTCAACCGTCTGCCCGAACCGCGGCGGCAGGGATATTTCAACACCTGGCCGGATTACTTCTACGAGTTCGCCGACCTCGTCGGTCAGGAACCGCAGCCGATGCGCCTCGTCCCGTCGCCCGCCGCCATCAGCCAGATGGAGGAAACGCTGACCTGGACCTTCGACCTCGACCCGGTCGACGGCAGGATCGTGTGGATGAAAGCCCACGGTTGGCGCTGGAAGGCGATCTGCGGCCGGGTCGGGCTTCAGCGGTCCGCAGCCAACCAACACTGGCTTTATGCGCTGTGCCTCATCGCCCTGAAGCTCAACCGGCGGCGGTTCAATCGCAACCTGTCGAGGCGCAAGGTGATCGAACTGGCTTGTGCGTCGCAAGCATGAGAACCGGGTAGAACTTTGTTCGGCGGACAGTTTTCGAACGGACAAAACCGGCTTGTTTGGGGTAGATTCTGGATATGCTCGGGAGAGCAGCGCGCCCGCGACGGTGAAAACCATCGCGGGCGTTGTCGTTTCCAGCACCGTCGTCATTGTCACCATCATTGAGATCAGCATCATGCCCGTTCGTCCTCCGCTCCATCGCCCGGTTGGCCGGCGCGAAAAGCGGGAGCGCGATCGGGACTACGCTCGCAAGCGGGATCCGCTGGCCCGTGCGCTCTATCGCTCGAAGCGCTGGCGAACGGAACGCGCCGCGTTCCTGCACGATCATCCGCTGTGCGTGGAATGCGCGCGTCACGATCTGATCCGCCCGGCAAGCGTCGTTGATCATATCGATCCGCATGGCGGTGACGAGACCGTGTTCTGGGATCGCAGCCGCTGGCAGGCACTGTGCGCGTCGTGCCACGGCCGGAAGACGGCAGCGAGAGACGGCGGCTTCGGCAATACGCGGCGCTGCACATGAGCCCGCAACACCCCCCGGGGACCTCAAAAGTAGCGAAAGTTTGCTGCCAGGACCGCGCGCCACCAAAAGCGCATCCGCGGCCAAAATGGCAATGGGGGGGTGCGCAACCAGGATGTTGATTTCATTGGATACAGACAATGGCAGTCGCTGAAACCGCGCGCACCGGCGCCGACGACCACGCACGCCAGCTTTCGGTCGAATACCGGCCGCTCGACAGCCTGGTGCCCTATGCGCGCAATGCCCGCACGCATTCGGATGCGCAGGTGGCCGAGATCGCCGGGTCGATCCGCGCCTTCGGCTTCACCAACCCGGTGCTGATTGCCGAGGATGGCACGCTGATTGCCGGTCATGGCCGCGTGCTGGCGGCGCGCAAGCTCGGTATGGAGACGGTGCCGACGATCGTGCTGGCGGGACTGTCGGAGACGCAGCGCCGGGCATTGGTGCTCGCCGACAACCGCATTGCCATGAATGCCGGCTGGGACGAGGAGCTGCTGGCGCTCGAGCTCTCCGACCTGCAGGAGGCCGGCTTTGACCTTGGCCTCACCGGCTTCGGCGACGACGAGTTGCAGAACCTGCTTTACGGCAGCCATGACGAACAGGACGGGCTGACCGAGGACGACGCCATTCCGGAAGTCCCGGTAACGCCGGCGAGCCGGCGCGGCGATCTCTGGTTGCTTGGCAATCATCGCTTGCTGTGCGGTGACAGTACCGATCCAGCAGATGTCACGCGCTTGATGAACGGCGAGCGGGCGGCGCTGTTTGCCACCGACCCACCTTACCTGGTCGACTATGACGGCACCAATCATCCGACCAAGAAGAACGCGTCAAAGCGGGCGAAGAAGATCGCCAACAAGGATTGGTCTGAAGATTATATCGAACAGCCCCACTGGGATGATTCCAGCCAGGGGCCAGAATTTTATGAAGCCTTCTGCCGGGTGGCGATCGAGCATGCCATTGCCGAGGATGTGGCATGGTATTGCTGGCACGCCTCGCGCCGCCAACGCATGCTGGAAACGGTCTGGGATCAGTTCGATGTGCTGCATCACCAGCAGATCATCTGGGCCAAATCGCGCCCGGTGCTGACGCGCTCGGTGATGCTGTGGGCGCATGAGCCTTGCCTGTTCGGATGGCGTCGCGGCAAGAAGCCCCGCATCAACCGCGAGGGGTTCGAGAGCTGGCCGACCACGGTGTGGAACATCCCATCCTCGGAGATCGAAACCCGCGAGCATCCGACTTCGAAGCCGGTCAAGGTGTTCACGCTGCCGATGCAGCTGCACACAAGACCGGGCGACATCTGCTACGAGCCGTTCTCCGGTTCGGGCTCACAGCTGATCGCCGGCGAGAAGACCGGCCGCCGCGTGTATGGCCTCGAACTGTCGGAGGCCTTCTGCGATGTGGTCGTCAAGCGCTGGCAGGCATTCACCGGCAAGGCGGCCACGCTCGATGGCGACGGCCGCCGTTTTGATGAGATCGCCGCCGATCGAGTGCCTGATGCCGGGACCGCGACCAGGGATGCGGCAGCGGCATGAAGCAATCCCGCACCATGTCTCTGGTGGAGGCTTTCGCCAATGTCGCCGTCGGCTATGGCATTGCCGTGGTGACGCAGATGCTGGTGTTCCCGCTGTTCGGATTGTCCACCACGCTGGCTGACAACATGGCCATAGGCGCGATCTTCACCGTGGTGTCGATCGCGCGCAGTTACTGTCTGCGCCGGGTGTTCGAGGCGGTCCGGATGCGGCGTGCCAACGAGGCAACCGCCGCCCCGAAGGGGCGACGGCCGTGACAGGATGAGAGCTGCGGCGTCAGGCTGCGGGCAACCGGTAGACCCGCCCACGTCCTTCGACCTTCTCGGAACTGACCTCGAGGCCAAGCTTCTTCTTCAGCGCACCGGCCATTGCACCGCGCACCGTGTGCGACTGCCAGCCGGTCGCGGCCATGATCTCTTCGATGGTCGCGCCGTCGGGCGCCTGCAGCATGGCGATCAACGTTGCCTGCTTGGTGCCCTTCCGGCGCTGGACCGGGGCGGTCAGCGTTTCAGCCTGCGGGGTGTCGGTCTGCTCGTCCGTGATCCCAAGGGTGGTGTAGGCCAGCGGAGTGGCGCGCAGCGTGATCGGGCCGCGTTCTTCGTCGTGCCGCCAGACCGTGTCGAGGTCCGTGGCGGCGATTTCCTCGATCAGCCCCTGCTTCAGGAGGCTCTTGCAGACGTTGCCGACGGCTCCGCCCTTGAGGCTGGCGGTGACGGGGAACACTGCCCCGTTCTCGCGCGCGCAGGCGGTGGACAGGATGACGGCTTGGGCGTCGGAAAGCTGAATCTGGGTCATGGGGGTCGTCTCCTTGATCGGGGCCGCGCCATCGCGGCCCTTCTACGACCCCAAGCCCGCCTTGCGGCGGGCAGGCTTCGGAGAGGCTGGCGCTACTCGGCATATTCGCCTTCGCGGAACGCCATGTCGGTGATCTCGCGCAGCTTGTTGCGGTAGTGCTCGAGCGTGCCGACATGGCCCCAGTCGATCTCGTCGGGGTCGGTGTCGAAATGCTCCGCGCTGAGCGCCGACAGGCGTTCGAGCATGGCGTCGATCTCGAACTTCGCGGCGAGGAAGGCGTCGATGGCTGTGGCTCGGGTCTTGGACTGGTTGCTGTTCGTCATGGCTGTTTCCTTCATCCTGGCAATCACAGTCATGCTCTGAACGACGAGATCATCAACCGGATAAGACGATCATTTTGTTGCTGTTTTTGACGCGGGCGCCGCTGCAACGCTGGCGCAGGGAGTTTTGACATGGCGGGACGCAAGCCGCTGCCGACACATCTGAAGCTGGTGAAGGGCACGGCCCGTCCGCATCGCCTGAACAAGGCCGAGCCGAAGCCGGTGGTGGCGACGCCCGAACCGCCTGACCATCTCGACGGGCCTGCCAGGGACAAGTTCATGGAGATGGCAGAGCTGCTTGCCCGCCACGGCGTCATGACCGAATTGGATACGCACGCACTCGCCCGCTACGTCGTGATCTGGCGACGCTGGCTGGAGGCGGAGCAGGAAGTGAAGCGCCGTGGGCCGGTGGTGAAGACGTCGAATGACAACATCATCCAGAACCCGTTCCTGGCTGTGGCCAACAAGTGCCTGGCGCAGATGGCGCAGATCGAGGCCGAGTTCGGGCTGACGCCGTCCAGCCGCTCGCGCATCCGCATGGCCGAACCCGCCGAGACGAGCGATCCGTTCGAGGAGTTCCTGAACCGTGGCCGCAAAGCCTAGTTCCCGTGCTTCGCGCCCACTGGACGGGAGCGGCAGGAAAGCACCACCCTGTCCGGTTACAGCCTATGCCCGTGCGGTGGCTGGCGGCCGGATCGTCGCCGGCCGGCTGGTGCGTCTGGCCTGCGAGCGCCACCTCACGGACCTGAAGGTGGGGGTAAAACGCGGCCTGGTCTGGGATGGCGCTGCGGCACGTCATGCGATCGACTTCTTCGGCCATCTGCGCCACTCGACCGGCGAATGGGCGGGCGAACCCTTCGTGCTGCAACCCTGGCAGCAGTTCGTCGTCGGCTCGCTTTATGGCTGGAAGCGCAAGGACGGTTTGCGCCGGTTTCGCACCGCCTATGTCGAAGTAGCAAGGAAGAACGGCAAGTCGGTGCTTCTGGCCGGCACGGCGCTCTATGCGCTGATCGCCGATGGCGAGCCCGGTGCGCATGTGTATTCGGCGGCAACGACGCGCGATCAGGCCAGGATCGTCTTTGGCGAGGCCGAGCGCATGGTGGCGGCGAGTTCGGCGCTGCAATCGAGGATCACACGCACGGTGAACAATCTGGCTGTGCTGCCGACCTCGTCCTGGTTCAGGCCGCTGTCGGCGGACGCCAGCAAGATGGACGGGCTGAACATCCATTTTGCGGCCGTCGATGAAGTGCACGAACATCCGGGACCGGAGATCATCCAGAAGCTGAACACCGCCACCGGTGCGCGGCGCCAGCCGCTGATCTTCGAGATCACGACGGCCGGCTATGATCGCCATTCGGTCTGCCGCCAGCATCACGAGTTCTCGGTGAAGGCGCTGGAAGGCACGGTGCCGATGGAGTCGTCGGACAGCTGGTTTGCCTATATCGCCACCATCGATGATGGCGATGACTGGACCGACGAAAAGGTCTGGGTGAAGGCCAATCCGAGCCTTGGCGTGACGGTGAAGCTGGATGACCTGAAGCGGCAGATCGACGAGGCCAGGGAAATGCCGGCGCAGCAGAATGCGATCCGCCGGCTGCGCCTGAACGAATGGACCGAGCAGGTCACCCGCTGGCTCGACATGAGCGTGTGGGAGGAAGGCGGACTGCCAGCTGCCGCCGACTGGCGCATCGTCAAACACGAACTGGAGGAACTGGAAGGCAAGCTGCTGGGGCGTGAATGCTATGGCGGGCTCGATCTTGCCCGCGTCAACGATCTGTCGGCCTTCGTGCTGGTCTTCCCGCCGACGCTGGATGACGATCTTGGCGTCCTTGCCGACAAATGGATTGTGCTCAGCCGCTTCTTCATCCCGGAGGACGATATCCTGCGTCGAGTGCGCCGGGACCGGGTGCCCTATGATGTCTGGCGTGATCAGGGATTCCTGACCGCGACACCCGGCAATGCCACCGACTTTGCCTTCATCGAGGCCGAGATACTGGAGCTGGCCTCACGCCATGATCTGCGGGAGCTGTCCTATGATCGCACCTTTGCCGGCGAGATCGTCCAGCATCTGCAGGATGAAGGCTTGAACCTGGTGCAGTTCGGACAAGGGTTTTTGTCCATGGCGGCACCCACGGCGGAGCTGGAGCGGCTTTCGGTGTCACGCTCGCTCTGGCATGGCGGCCATCCCGTGCTGCGATGGAACGCCTCCAATGTTGCCGTGCGCCATGATCCGGCCGGCAACATCAAGCCGGACAAGGAACGCTCCAGAGAGCGCATCGACGGCATTGTCGCGATCTGCAACGCGCTTGGTCGGGCGCTGGCCCGTGACGTCAATGCCGGCCGCTCGGTTTATGAGAGTCGCGGCATCCTGATGCTGTAAAGAGCTGACGAAAGAACCCAATGGCATTCTGGTCGAACTGGTTCGGCGGCGCAAAACCGCCGGCCGCATCTCCGCGCGCGTCGTTCCGGGATGCGGGTGGCGGGATCGTCATCACCACGGCGCAGCAGCTGGAAGAGGCGCTGCGCTCGGGAACGGTGACCGCCTCGGGGGCTGCGGTGACGCCCGACAGCGCCATGCGGGTGGCGGCCGTCTATGCCTGTGTGCGCATCATCTCGGGTGCTGTGGCGACATTGCCGCTGCACATCAAGCGCCGGGTGGATGAGCGCACCCGCGAAGACGCCTCCGACACGCCGATCTGGACGGTGCTGCGACGACGGCCGAACCGCTGGCAGACGCCGTCGCAGTTCCGCCGCATGCTGCAGGCGCATCTGCTTTTGCGCGGCAACGCCTACGCCATGATCGTGCGGTCACGCGGACTGGTGCAGGAACTGATCCCGCTGCATCCCGACCGGGTCGAGGTCAGGCAGACGGACGATCTGGCGCTGGAATACATCTACACCCGCCAGGACGGACGGCGCATCCAGCTTGCTCAGCCGGAAGTGTTCCATCTGGTCGGGCTGACGCTGGATGGCGTGCATGGCGTGTCGGCGATTGCCTACGCCCGCGAGACCATCGGGCTGTCGCTGGCCATGGAAGACCATGGTGCAACCACCTTCCGTAATGGCGCCCGCGTCAGCGGCGTATTGAAACATCCGAACAAGCTCGGGCCCGAGGCGGTCGCCAATCTCAAGGCCGGGCTCGAAGAGTTCCGTTCCGGCGGCGAGCAGGAGGGAAAGAACCTGATCCTCGAAGAGGGCATGGACTATGCCCGCATCGCCATGACGGCGGAGGATGCGCAGTGGCTGGAGGCCCGCAAGTTCAGCCGCACCGACATTGCCATGTTCTTCGGTGTCCCGCCGCACATGATTGGCGACACGGAAAAGTCGACCAGCTGGGGCACGGGTATCGAGCAGCAATCGATCGGCTTCGTCGCCTGGACGCTCGAGGACCATCTGACCATGTGGGAAGAGGCGATCAACCGCGACCTGATCGGCGCGGAAGACGATCTCTACGCGCGCTTCAACCGGGCGGCTCTGGTCAAGGGCGACATCAAGGCGCGCTGGGAGGCTTACGTCAAAGGCCTGCAATGGGGCGTCTACAGCCCGAACGAAATCCGGGCGCTCGAAGACCAGAACCCGCGCGATGGGGGCGATGTCTTTTATCCGCCGCCCAACACGGCGGGAACGCCGATCACCGACGACAGCGATCACGACAGGTCGTCGCTCGAAGAGGACACTGACACATGAGCCTTCGCAAACTGCCCGAGGCGCAGGTCTTTGCGCGTCCGCGCAATTACCAGTGGGACGCACCCTCCGACGTGCTGACGAAATGGGCCGAGCATCCGCTTGCCGCTGCGCCCGATGCCGACGCCGACGCCACCATCTCCATCTTCGACGTCATCGGCGACGATGGCTGGACAGGCGGCGGCGTCACGGCAAAGCGCATCTCGGCGGCGCTCCGTTCGATCGGCAATCGCGACGTCATCGTGCGCATCAACTCGCCGGGTGGCGACATGTTCGAGGGCATCGCCATCTACAATTTACTGCGTTCCCATCCTGCCAAGGTGACCGTCGAGGTGCTGGGCTGGGCAGCGTCGGCCGCTTCCATCATCGCCATGGCCGGCGATGTGATCCGCATGGGGCTCGGCTCCTTCATGATGGTGCACAATGCCTGGGGTCTGGTCATCGGCAACCGCCATGACCTGCGTGAAGCCGCCAGCCTGTTCGAGCAGTTCGATGCGGCGCTTGCCGACATCTACGAAGCCCGCACCGGAATGGCCCGCGCGGAGATCGAGCGCCTGATGGACGCCGGGACCTTCATGACGGCGGCGCAGGCCGTCGAATATGGCTTTGCCGATGCCGTCGACGACGCCGAAATCCACCCGGAGACCAATGCGTCCGCGCAGGTCCGCCCCGAAATCCAAGCCAGGCGCCGCATTGATGCCGCCCTGGCGAAACAGGGCGTCTCGCGCACGGAGCGGCGCAAGATGTTCAACCAGATTGCCGGCATGCACGACGCTGCCGACACGGCCACGCATGACGCTGGCTTCCATGCGGCCGCCATCCAGCGGCTGATCGACACCATCAGATCATAGGAGACCCGAGATGGGTATCGAACTCACCCCGCGTGCGCGCGGGATCGTCGGCGTGCGCGCCGATTCCGGCAATGCCACCAAAATCCTGGCCGAACTGCAGAAGACCTTCGAGGACTTCAAGGTCGAGCGCGACAAGGAACTCGCCGACATCCGGGCCGGCATGGCCGATGTGGTCCAGACCGAAAAGGTCGACCGCATCAATGCCGAGATCACCGCCCTGCAAAAGGCCCTCGACGAGACCAATGCCGCGCTGGCAGCAGTGAAGGTCGGCGGGGTGGGTGGCCCGGCTGACCCCGACAAGGCCGAACATGCCCAGGCCTTCGACCGCTTCTTCCGCCGCGGCGTCGATGCCGGCCTGCGTGATCTCGAGGTCAAGGCCAAGCTGACCACCCAGTCCGATCCCGACGGCGGCTATCTGGTGCCGGAAGAGACCGAGGCCGGGATCGACCGGGTGCTCGGCGCCGTCTCCACCATCCGCTCGCTCGCCCGCACCATCTCGATCTCGACCAGTACCTACAAGAAGCTGGTCAATATGGGCGGGGCGACGTCGGGCTGGGTTGGCGAGGAACAGGATCGTCCTGGCACGGCCACGCCGACCTTGCGTGAGATCGCCATCAATACCGGCGAGATCTACGCTATGCCCGGTGCCACGCAGACCTCGCTCGACGATGCCCGCATCGATCTTGCCGCATGGCTGGCCGAGGAAGTGGCGATCGAGTTCGCCGAACAGGAGGGTGCTGCCTTTGCCCATGGCGACGGCATCAACAAGCCGCGCGGCATCCTTGCCTATGACACGGTGGCCAATGCCTCCCATGCCTGGGGCAAGATCGGCTTCGTCGCTTCAGGCAAGGCTGAAGGCTTTGTTGCGGCAACCGCATCGGCCAATCCCGCCGATTGCCTGATCGACCTCTACTATGCCCTGAAATCCGGCTACCGGAACGGAGCCTCCTGGCTGATGTCGGATGCGACCATGAACACGGTGCGCAAGTTCAAGGACGCCGAGGGCGCCTATGTCTGGGCGCCACCCTCCGGCCCTGCACAGGTGGCCACCATTCTCGGCAAGCCGGTGCACACCGACGACAATATGCCGGCGGTGGCGGCGAACGCCTTTCCCGTCGCCTTCGGGGACTTCGGCCGCGCCTATCTGATCGTCGACCGCATCGGCATCCGCGTCCTGCGCGATCCCTACACCGCCAAGCCGAACGTGCTGTTTTACACCACCAAGCGCGTCGGCGGCGGCATGGTCAACTTCGAGGCGCTCAAGCTGCTGAAGATCAGCACCTGATCAACATAACGGGTGGCCATCATCCTGAGCCACGAGCAGCCCGCAATCCTGTCTGGCACGGCCGCCCGCCGTCTGCCTATCCCGTTCGAGAACGGCGGTCGTCACCGTCAGCCACGGACGGCCTCCCGTTTTACATCTCCCATTCATCGAAAGGACTTCTGTCATGAAGGACGGTATCTCCGGCCTCAGCCTCGTTGCGTCTCTGGTTCCGGCCGTGGTCACGGCCACCACCAAGGGCAGCCATGCCGATCTGCAGGGCTACAACGCGGCAACGCTGATCATCACCACCGGCGCGATTGCCGGCGACGGCCTCTTCGTCGTCGCCATCCAGGAGAGCGACACGACCACGGATGGCGATTTTGCCGATGTGGCGGCCGGCGATCTGCTCGGCTCTTTGCCGACTGCGCTTGAGGCCAGCACGGTCTATAAGCAGGGCTACAAGGGCACGAAGCGCTACATCCGCGCCGTCATCACGAAAACCTCCGGCACATCGATCGCTGCCGGCGCCGTCTTTGCGCTTGGCCATCCCCACGACGCGCCGGTCGCCTGATCGGTCAGAGCGGCCAGACAGTCGGCAGCGCCGAGATTCTGGCCGCCCCCCGTTCATCAACCTGTTGGAAGACAGCCATGCTCGCTCCCGTCCGCACGGTTGCGCCCGCGACCATGCCGGTGTCGCTCAGCGAAGCCAAGGCCCATCTGCGTGTTGATCATGATGACCAGGACGATCTGATCAGCGCCCAGATCAGGGCGGCGACCGCCTGGCTCGACGGCTGGTCCGGCATTCTCGGGCGGGCGCTGATTACCCAAACCTGGCGACAGGAGTTCGGCCGCTTTGCCGATCACCTGCCATTGCCGCTGGCGCCGGTCACCGCGATCGACAGCGTCAGCTACTTCGATGCCGGCAATGTGCAGCAGACATTGGACACCGGCGTCTACGATCTGTTTGCCGACGCGCGCGGTGCCTATGTCACCCGGCGGTCAGGCCAATCCTGGCCGGCTACCTTCCGTCGCGCGGATGCCGTCTCGATCATCTTCACCGCCGGCTATGGCGCGGCGGCCGACGTGCCGGAGCCCATCCGCCAGGCCATCCTGCTCATCGTCCAGCGCCTGTTCGATGGCGCCGACACCAGCATCGATGCCGCCATCGAGCACACCGTCCATGCCCTGATCGCACCCTACCGCAAAAGCCTGATCTGATGGCCCGGATCACCGCCAATGCCCTGCGCGACCGCGTCCGCCTCGAAAAGCGCGAGGAAGTCGATGACGGCTACGGCAACACCTACGGCCAGTGGGTCCCACAGTTCGAGCGCGATGCCTGCATCCTGCCCTCCAAGGGCGGCGAGACGGTCATTGCGTCGCGCCTGCAGGAGGTGCAGCCGGCGCTGATCATCGTGCGCTTCGATGCCGAAACCGCAACCATCACCGCCGCCTGGCGCCTGATCGATGCCCGTTCCGGCATGATCTACAACATCCGCACCGCCGCCGACATGGAGCGCCGCCGCCGCTTCATCACCATGCTGTGCGAGGCCGGCGTGGCGACCTGAGCGGCCACCGGCAAAGCCGCGAGCCAAAACCAGACTCTCCGGGAGAACCGCTATGACGCCGCCGCAAGCGAACGAGCAGTTCCGCATGTCCGAGACCGAGTTTGAGGCGCTGCTGGCACGCGCAGCCGAAACAGGCGCGCGGCGCGCCTTGCATGAGGTCGGTCTCGATGGTCAGGATGCGGCCGAGGACATCCGCGATCTTCGCTCGTTGCTCGCGGGTTTCCGCCTCGCGAAACAGACGGCCGTCCAGACCGCCGTGCGGCTGATCACCACCGGCATCCTGCTCGCCTTGATGGCCGGCATTGCTATCAAGCTGAAGCTCTTCGGACCGACGCCTTAA